TTTGTAGAATTCCGCCGCCGTTTCAACGAGTAGATCGAAGTAGTTGCCTCCTCGATGCTCTTCTCTTAGTGCATTCTTGTCGGCTCGCTTGTCCCATTTGCCTTGCATCGCACAAAACAGATCGCCGTTATCGATGATCGGTGCATCGTACTCGATGGCCTCTTGCAAGTGATGCTTTTCTAGCTCCTGATCGCACTTTGGATTGTCATGGTGAACATCCGACCGAAGCAATACCCATTGCTCCCAATCTTTGTTTCGAGCCAGATCGATTGTGATCTCAACTACGTTCCTCTGTAGTTTCTTTATGCTCCAACCCATCGTCTTTCCTCCAAATTGAATAAGCTTCGTCTAGCGTGATTTGTAGCTTGCCTAGCTTCGCGTTAACGGCGTTATGCAAGGCAACGCCCCAGGCGAAAAAAGCTTCTGGGCTTGAGAAGTCGGGTGCATTCTCGGCTTTCCATGCCCGATAGAATGCTTTGCATTGACAACCGTATTGAGGGATGGATAGTTCCCAATCGGCAAGGCTTTTTGCGTCAAATACTGTGCCATCATGCAAAGCGATCCAAGGATTGACAATCGGTCTTTGCTCATACGAAAAATGGTCGAGCCTGCTTGGTGGCCTTGGTGCTTCGCTTGGGTAAATGAATCTAGTATTTCGCTCGATCATGTTAACTCAATCGTGACCGAGGGTAGGTTGTAGCAGAATGCACCCGTTTCGTATGTTTGAACAGGATCAATTTGGCAAGTGTAATCGTAGATATCAACCTGGCAAAGAACTGTCGCGCCCTCGCCGATACCGCTAACAAACTCTTGACATTGCGTAACCGTTTGCGTCGTCAAATCGATGCAGCATTCACCAGTTAAACAAAGATCCTCGCCGCATGGGAAAGCGACTCCAGCCGCGACGACATAATAAATCCTGCCTGCATCAGTGTCGCAATAACCGCAAACCAACTGATCGAAACCTGGGTATATCTGATCTCCAAGATACTCCCTCCGATAACATCCTGATTGCTCGTGAAAAACATATCCCTCACATCCATTCGTTGCTAATATCTCCTCTTTTGGTTTTATCGTTGGGCAACCTATGGTGATTTCGCAGTTGTCTGGATATGGTGGTGGCCCAGGCGGGTTAACAGGTTCTGGCCCTGTGGCTTTTTGGCAAAAGTAGTCCATTGGTGGCCCGTCATACGTCGGAAGATTGCCAACGCAATTGGAGACAAGACTAAGCCCGCAAGGGCTACCCGATACAGTGCAACCAGTTGACCCACCGCAACAAGAAACCGGAGGTAGATCTGCATTTGTGATTGTTACCTGGCCAATAGGTAGCGTGTCATAAAGCTTGATTCTGCTGATGTAGATCCGATCAAGTGCGTTACAGAAACCCCAAGGATCTTGAGCCAAAAGATCAGTGCAATTGTTCACCGTTGACGATTCGCTAAAGCTCGACGTAAAGCTACAAGAGCCGTCCTTGTAGTGGCCTGTGCATTCCTTAGAGCTTGTGAACTCTGGCCACTGCGATACTCCGCCGCTCCAAAGAAGTGCGTAGTCGCAAGTCTCGAAAATGTATGTTACCGCAACATAGAACTTGCAAGCCTGTTCTTGTCCTGTGCAAGTAACATTCACTTTGCCAACATGCACTCGTAGACCGACAAGCTTATTCCGACCAACCCAGTAAATCTTGTCTATTCGATCAACGTCGATTCGTTCAGTTTGCACCTTGATGCAAGGGCATTCGTGAGCCCCTGAGGTTTCGCGATAGCTCGCAAGTGGCTTGTAAGTGTCGATTGCGTATCCGTATTCGATGTGCTGCGATGCCCATAGACCGCAGTATTCGGCATATGGTTGGCATGACAAATTGAAGTCGGCAATAAAGCAGCAAGTACCTTGCGAAAAACTAGCCGATGGTGGCTCTGGATCGCCTTCGCCTTCGCCAACTCCAGCACCTACACCGCCACCAGGATCACCTCCACCGCCTTCGCAATCCTCTACTGGCGAAATCAACGAGACCGAAGTGTATGGCATGTCCTCAAGATCAAGACAGCAACCGCAACCACACTTACCAAAGCAACCCATTTAGCAAATCTCCACTGCAACCCATCGAGACCCAACACGAAAACAGATCAGCACCGAACCGCTGACGATTACCGATGCCGCAGGATTGACCACGTTGATGTCGAAAAGGTCGCTTAGTACCGCAGTCGATGAAATCTGCTTAGCCTTAGCTGTCCCTGTGCCGAGCGTATTGCCGACCCTTGCAGTCAGATTGCTAGTCGCGAAGGCCAGAACAGTATCCGCCGTCGAAACATGATCGTTCCCATTCTGACCGCCTGAAGCCTTCGCTCCGATGCTTTGAAGCAAAGCCTGGCTGTCTGACTCGTTGAAAGCGTAAAGCGTCTCATTGGCCATGCTAGGATGTCCTGATGAACGAGGAAAAGTTGATTTCCTTCTTGACCCTGAACGACAACTCCGCCGGGTCAGTCGCCTTAGCCCCCGAGCCGTTCAACGGCCCCACCATCGGGAATGTGTTTGTGTCGTCCATGTACCGCTTACGGTTGCCGCCATCGAGGTAAAATGGCCCGATGTCGGCTCGCACCTCGTCGTGTGTGTCTGGATCGTAGGTGACCTTGTACTTGACTCGCCAAGCAGAGTAACCAGCGTAGGAACCTAATTCAGCCTCTTGCACTTCAAGCAACAACGTCCTAGCCGCGAAGACCTGGCCGATAGCGTCGAAGCTCGATTGGTTAACCGTGTCGTTTCGGTCAAGGAAGTCTTTTAGCTTGAGCCCTGCATCCTCGAACTGAACGAACGAGAATTGACAAAGCGAACTGGTTTGGGTCAGTGGCGTATCGAATGGAGTCTTGGCACTGTTGACCGGGTACTTTGCTGGATTGCTTCGATCCTTGCTAAGAATCTTTTCTTTGGTGGTAAACGAATCGATCCGAAAGACCGGTATCCATGTTGCCGGGTCTGGGTTCTGTTCTTGATTCTGCTTTTGTTCTTCCGAGCCTGTTTGGAATCGAGCCGTAACATTCCAATACAAGGCGTGTTTTTCTTCCCGCTCGCAGTCCACGCTATCGCAAATTAGCCCTAGTTGCCCGTAAAGCAATCCGGCCCGAGGTAGGCCCTGCGTGTTGTAAAGCACATCAAAGCGATTGCTGGTAACCTGATCGGTCTTTACCCTGTAGTTCCAGGTTTCGCCAAAGATCAGTTGAAAGCCTTGACCCTTGCGACAAAAACCGGATCCTTTGCGAAGCTCCGCGCCGACTAATTCATTTGCCATGTGTTACCTCGCAAGTGCTAAACGTGGAGCATTCGCAGCAAGTTCGTTTGCCTTTTTAGCCTCAGCAAGCAATTGCTCTTGCATCTTCTTTTGCTCTGCTTTTTCTTTGGCCTGAAGGTTTTCACGCTGGACAAATTGGAACGCTTCTTTGGTGCCTGCCTTGAGCGCAGGAGCGATATCCTTGACGATATCCTCCTTAGACTGGAATCTTTCAGCCGCTCGCATTGAAAGAGCGTCAAACTGTTGCTGATTGATTCCCTTGTCTGGCCCGAGTGCTTTCATTGCTTCCAATCGTTGCAATTCCTTTTGAAGCTTCTCTTGTGGGCTCGTCATTTCTTCTTTAAGCTTCGCTGCGTCCGCTTCCAATTCTTGAGCCTTGCGAGCCTCGTCAACGCGATTCTTAAACAGTCGATACCGTTCGATGTCTTGATCCATCCATCCGGCTCGCTTTTGCTTCGCCTCAAGTGCCGCCTGTTCGCCTAGCGTTAGCTTGTCGAATTCTTCGCGAAGATCCCACATAGCTTTACCAGTCTCCTTGTAAAGCGTTGTAGACTTTTCAAGCTCTGACAGTCGAGCCTTTTCATCGCTAGCACGCTTCGCCGCTGCTTCGGCCATCGCGATTGCTTCCGCATTGGCTTTGGTCTTTGCTTCCGCTTTCATCGCTTCGGCTCTGATCGATGCTGCTGCTGCGTCAAGCTCTGCCTCTTCTTGATCGTCAAGCGAATCTAAAAAGTCATCGAATGCACCGCGACGGCCAGAAAGCAGATTGCTTACCATTCCAGTGACGCTCATGCTAGAAAGCATCGTTTCGGCTGTCATGTTCCGAAGCCCGCTCGCCATCGCCGCGAATCCAGTCGATGCTTTTTCAGCCAAAAACATGAAGTAACCGCCGACGGTCTTTTCGTTCGATGTCGCACTTGACGCAACATCCTTGAGCAATCCGGTCAACTGTTGAACTAACGGGATCAACGCCGTACCGAGTGCGATCGATGCCGCTTTGATTTCGGATTCAAGCTTTGCAAACTGCCCTGACATTGTGCCTTCAAGTTGTTGATTCATGCCGTAGAATCGACCGCCTTCGCTCGTTGCCGTCTCAAATGCTTTTGCCACCATTTGAGCACTAATAGCACCGTCCTCCATTCGCTTCTTTAGCTCGATCATGCTAACGCCGGTCGTTCGGCTGATTTCCTGCAACGGGTTGAAACCAGCGTTAACCATCTGCAAGACTTCTTGACCCATTAGCCGACCGTTGGCTTGCACTTGACCAAAAGCCAATGCCAACGATTGAAACTGCTCGGCATTACCAAGAGAGATCGCTGCAAGCCTACTGAGTGTTGGGCGTAATGCTTCGGCTTGAACGCCGAATTGAAGCATTGTTTTCCCGGCTCTTGAGAAGTCCGCAAAGTTAATCGGGCTTTCAATGTCAAGTGCCTTAAAGTCATTTAGCAGCTTGGTCGCTTGAGCCGCTGAGCCTGTCATGACTCCGAAGGCTACCTTGGTTTGCTCCATTTCAGCAGCAAGCTTGACCGATGTTTTGACCGCCGAAACCGCAGCACTTAATCCAGCGTAAGTCATCGCGAGATTCTTGATTGAACTGATTGCCGACTGCTGGTTACTGATTGCAGTCTTTTGCTCGTTGACCGCCCTGGTTGTCTGACCCAATTGAGCCTGCAAGCTTGCTTGAGCCCGTTTGAATTCGTCGGTCGTCATCGACCCGCTAGCAACCTTGATCCGTAGTTGCTCGATCGCTTGCGAGTATGTAGCGACGTTTTGAACTGGAATCGATACGCCAAGCTTTTTGGAAAGAGTGTCTTGGATCGCTGCGAAGCGTTCAGCACTCAAGCCGCCTGCATTGTAGGCCCGCTGGAGCTTTTCCATCTCGGTTGCATAACGATCAAAAGGATCGATTGATTCCTTGGCAAGCCTTTTGATCGATGCCAACTCACCGCGCGTAAACATCCCGCCTTTTTTGAGCTCGTCAACATCCATGCCGATTTTGATGTTTGCAATGTTGATCGTTTGAGCCATTTACTTACCTCCAAAACCAAACATCGCCTTGACCTGTCCGGCCATCTCTTTTGCGGTATCCATGCCATCCATCAAGATCGATTTGAGGCTGACTTTCTTTCGAGCGTACCTAGCAGGCATGAATTCCTCGATCTCTGGACAATCCTTGCCGGCTCGAACGAATAAATCCAAGTGCGTTGCATGTGCCAAGGTCGCTGTCTGTAACCATTGCTCGCCCATTGGCTCAACCTTGTCCCAAGCGACCCACTGATTTAACTGTCCCGCAGGCATCGAGCGAACCCACCGAAGAGGATCCGCAATGCCAAAAGCCAACGCCAGCCGAAAGGCAACCTTTAGCCTTGGGCTGGATCGGATTTTTTTACCAAGTCTTCGATCTCTTTGGCGTTGTATGAGGACAACGCAAGGCAATCCTCATAAAGCTTTCCGACGATCTGATTTGGTACGCTCTTGAGCCTGTCAGGATCGCTAATAACGCGATTACCTTCTTTGTCTCGCAAGCAATACGAAACGAGAACTCGACGATGGCGAGACCATTCGTACTTCCCGCCGGATTGCATTGCGACTTCCATTTCAGCCGCATCACCTTCGGACAGTTCGTGCAAAACATACTCTTTGCCGTTGACTAGCACCGGCTTGGTATTCAGTGGCCTTTCGACGAGCGAAAAGAATTCATCTTCGATGTTACTCATCTTCCGATTCCTCTTTTGCGATCGCTTCCAATGCATCCTCGTAGAATTTGCGGGAGTGCTGTTCTGGCCGTTGCACTTCGACGGGATGGCCTTGCACCTGTTCGGCTTGTAAAGCGATCGATGCCAATTCGTCGTCGGTCAACGAGTCATGCGGAAACTGAAACAAGGCTTGGATCTGAGCCACCTTGCCAAAAGGCAGATAGCCCACCAAAACACCATTAACACCAATCTGGAATTGGTTGAGGTCTTTCAATCGACCGTCAACCGAATATCCTTGCTGTCGCACCAAATTAAACATGCTCGCTCCTATTAAGCAGCCGTGAAAGTGATATCTGTTGCACCGTCAAACTGGAGCGTGTAGCTTCCGGTCATGATAGTGCCTTTTTCGAGCGTCGGAGTCTTGACCGACTTGACAAACGCAGTCCCTTGGAACGATCCAGCACCGGGCAAGGTGATCGTGACCGAAATCCCCGCGTAAGGTTCAGACGATGGAATCATCGCTGTGGTAAAAGGGATCGTAGATCCGAGCCAATAGAATTCCACTTCGACTTCGGGATTCTTGCGAAGATCCGAAGGGCGAAGCAACTCGAATCCAGCCGCTCCCAAGTCGGTAATCTCGAGTTGATCGACTCCGATGGTCATTTCGCCAATTCTCTTAAGCTTGGTGGTAATCAAGCCAGTCCCGGAAATGGTCGCTCCAAGTCCAGTCGTCGGTACAGTCAATGCAGCCATGTCTAGGGCTCCCCGTAGTGAACCAAGAGATCGAAGCTAACCAAATACCGATGCTCTTGGTTTCCATCGGTTGGAGTGTCGTTTAGGTATTCGTCAGCACTGTCGAAATCGATTCCTGCAAATGAGTAACCGTCAACAGTACCGCGAAAAAAATCAATTCCGGTTTCGCGAATCGCTTTGCTTATTGAACTTGCGACCCGCCGAGTAGTTGCGTAGCAATCGAAGGTCACTCGGGCATGAGCCGACTTGGTTACACCGTCGATAGCGTGATCTCGTTCAGTCGAAGTGACGTAGTAAACAATGGAAGGCAGTTGAGCATTTTGGACGAGTGCATCAGGATACATTCGCTGACCAACAAGCGTTGATACCGCGTTGTAACTCAGTAGCTTTGTCCGTAATGCTTCGCCGATCGCCGACATTACAACTCCCCGTTGATTACGATGATGTCCCGAGATGCAGCCTCAGCCGAATTGCTGACCACCTTTAGGTATCGAACACCGGCCATGACTTCGGTATTTAGTGCGATGAATCGCGATGCCGCAACTGTCACACTATATTGCGTTGATCCGTTGTAGAGATCGTAGAAGTTGTTTGCATCGTCAGAAGCTTGAAAGGTAAACGTAGTGCCTGTCAACGCTGTTGGCGTTCTGAGTGCAAACACCGTTCGACCGCCTTCGAGCGTTAATGAACTTGAAACGGTTCCGCTAGATGCAATGGTTACTTTCGATGTGAGTTGTAGATTTCTAGCCAAGGCGAAGCTCCTTGATTTGCTTTTGTAGTTCGTCCATGAAAGCTTGTCCAGCTTGTGATTTCGTAATGTCGAAAGCCTTGACGGGTGCTCGATCTTGAATCGGAAAGTCGGCGGTTTGTGGCTTGGTTCTAACTGTCGTTGTGTAGGTTTTTCCCTTCCTGCTGATTCTTAGGATCGATTGCCCTGGCTTGCCCCATAGATTCCTTTGGTAGCTTGTCCCGCGTTTGATAGGCATCACAAATTGTTGCTTGTTGCCTTTCGGGTATGTCGCACCAACATAGACAGCCAAACCGTTTCGCATGACCTTATGTCCAAAGTGATCCCGCGAATCATTTTGGAATGCAGGATTGTTTTTGTACTTCTTAGACCACTTGAGCCGACTACCGCCCCGAGAGCTCCTAGCTTGCGATTTGCAGGCTCTTGCAATCGTTTCGCCAAACGCCCCGAGACACTTGCCTAGAGGCCCATTGCGAAGCGTTAAAGGGATCGCATCGACCGCTTTAATCAAGGCTTCATCGATTTCAATGGTTGTTCCCATTACAGCACCGCCGAGCAAATAATTTCTAGGTACTTGCGAAGTCCATCGACGCGGTTAATCGCCGTGATTCCGTACCGCTCGTTCTCAAAGAGCACGCTCATTTGAGTGTTGTAGCCTGATCGGTAACGAACAATAAAAACCGCCCTTGTTCCTGCCTCCAATTGACGGCCTCGCATGTTCTCGATGCCGCTCGTTGGATTCCATTCGCAAGGCTCATTAACGACATAGTTTGACCAACTGACAATAGGTTGACCGCTTGCATCTTGCGTTGTCGTTTCTTGCTGGATCGTGCAACGATGTCGCATCGCGCCGACTCTGTGCCTACTTGGTCGTCCTGATCCGCTCATGGGTAGCTAGCCCTCATGAATCGACGCACCAGCATTTCGTATGGTCGCATGGTTTGCAGAGCATCCGACATAACCATATCGCGATTCTCAAAGTAATGAGCAACTAGCATTAAGATCGCCGCCCTAGCTGCTTCAGGCACGCTTTGCCCGTCTTGCGAGTGTCCCGCCTTGTAGGTGACTTGCCAAGCGTCCCAACGACTGGCCGACACAGGCAAGGTGACCAAGTAGGCAAGCCTAATTTGATCGACATGCAACTGATACTGATTCGATGCCCAAGTTTGTAGCGTGTTGTTGCCGTCGTAGTATTGGATCGAGGTGATCGAATGAATGGGGCTCTTGAGCAACTTAAACCCGTCGAAGATCGAAGCGACTCGCAAACGAAGCGTCTGGAAACAAGTCACGCTGTCGGTATCGTGCTCCCACTGCTCCCGAGCCGCTCCGATCAATGCTGAAAGGTGCATATCGTGGCTAGTGTCGCTTGTTGCGATTTCGAGTTGTTTTTTCGCCTCGCTGAGCGTCACCGGCTCGGCTGTTGGCTTTGTCACTACTTCCGCTATCAATCGCACTTGCGAAACCTCGCTGGATCATTATTTCCGCTTGACCGGCTTGAACGCCTACCAGCCGAAAACCGACTGGCAGGCCATTCCAATCTTTCAAAAGGATCAAGTCCATAGACTAGACCACAATGCAAACGTCACCGTCTGCAACATCCGAAGAAACGCTCGGCGGAATCTTACCTCGACTCAAGCAAGCAACGGCCGAGATGTAACCGCCGGAAGTGCCATCGCCAAAGGTTGCAACGACCTTGAGGAATGGATTCTTCCCTCGCATGTCGATGTGGAACAAGCAGACCTGGCCATCATCGGTTGCACTTGGGAGTGCCAAGGTAGCACCGCCAAGACCTGACCCGCCGTCGAAGGTCGCTCCGGTAATGTCAGCGTATGTCCCACCTGACGCGTCGGAAGCTTGAACCTTCAATGCACTCATCGCAATGTCAGTTGCTCCGAGCGTCACAGCGATCGTAACAAAGTCCCAATTGCGAGCATCAACGACGGTAGCCGTTGCGGTTGCATTGTCGAGCAATGCACCTGGCTTGATTGCCGCGACCCATTTAGTATGCTGAAGTGCGTTCATGTATCACCTACTTTCCTTTGTTGGCC